CAGCAGGCCATGCTGCAAGCCTTCGAGGCCACCATGAAAACCGGTGACCTCTTTGCCGACATGCAGGTCAAGGCGGCGCTGACCGCCTACATGCAAAACGCCGATCTGTATCAGCGACTCAAGCAAAACGCGGCACGGGCCAGTGGTGAAATCGAACAAGACCTGATCGTCCGGCGCGAAACCTCAAAGCAGATCTGGAGCGAAGTCACCCAAGCCTGGGACGAAGCCTTGCGCCGCATCGGGGATGCCTTGCGCCCGGTGACCGACACCGTTGGTCAAGCACTGGGTTCTGTGGGGCGGGCGCTAGCCGCAGTCGTCGAGCAGGCACCCATGGTGGTGGCCGGCCTTGCCACGGTTGCTGGAGGACTGGTGGCGCTCAAAGGCGCCCGCGCCGCCTGGAACATCGGGCGCGGTGCGCTTGATCTGGCGCGGGGTACGTTCCTGGCGGGGCGATCCGGCAGGGCCGCAGACATGCCTGGCCTGCCCGGCAAGCTGGGCAATCTGGCGAGTGTGCTCACCGGTGGAGCAGCTGCAGGGGCGCAGCCTGTGTTCGTGACCAACTGGCCGGGTGCCGGTGCCTTGCCTGATCTGCTGGGCCGGTCTGGCCGGGGCGCAGGCAAGCCCTCTGGGTCGCCATCGGGCGGCATGGCCCGTGCGGGTGGCGCTTTGGGGCGGGTCGGAGGCTGGCTTGGGAAGGCCGGTGGCCGACTGGGCGGCGCATTGGCCATTGGCTCGGCCGCGTATCAGGTCTTTGATACCGCCAAGAACGCCACCACCCGCGAAGAAAAGGCACAGGGTTACGGCGGTGCGGCCGGCACGCTGGCCGGAGGCTTGGCCGGAGCCAAGCTCGGTGCCGCAGTCGGCGCAATGGGCGGCCCCATCGGGATCGCGATTGGTGGCTTGCTGGGTGGTGCCATTGGCTCTGTGGCCGGAGACAAGCTGGGCGGCTGGTTGGGCAAGTCGCTGGTGGCCAGCCAGCCGCCGAAGGCACCCCCCACATTGGCGGCCACGCCGGTGCCACCCAATCTTGCGCCACCGGTTGCGGCCGGCACCACGCTACCTGTACTCAAAGCGGAGACAACGCCCGTGGCCAAGGCACCCGCTGTGCCGCAACAGGTGAATTTCTCGCCCACCCTGCAAATTACCGTCAAGGGCGACGTGAAAGACCCCCGGCAACTGGCCAACGAGCTGATGCCGCACCTGAAGCGGCTGTTCGAGCAGTTTCAGCAACAAAACCAGCGAGCCGCCTGGTTCGACGGCGCGCATGTGTGAGGTAACTGATGACCCTGTCTTCCATCACCCAATGGGTCTCGCAGGCCAGCTCATCGGTCGCGCGCGCCACCAGCCATGCGCAACGACTCGGACAACTGGCGCAGGCGGCCCAGCCACCAGAAAACATATTCCGTCTGGCGGCCAACACATCCTCCGAGCTCACGCGCGGCGCCAATGCCCTCAAAGGCCTGGTGACTCTGCTGCCTACCGCCAGCGTGACGGCCTTTGAACGCAGCGCCCTGGGCCGGGGGATGGCCAGCGTGCAGGCCGGGCTGGCTGAGATCAATCGCGCCACGCAGCGAATCGGCAGTCTGATCGATACCGCCCAGTCGGGCGCCAAGCGCCTGGACTCAGCGGTGCGATCGGTGCAGAGCGCGGCGACCTCGGTGTCGACGCAATTGGGCGCACTCAAAGCCCAACTGGGTAGTGCCGGCGCCACGACACCGCTGGTATCACCCACCGCTTCGAGCTCACGTCTGGTTGCGGGGGCCGGCATGCCGACGCTCTCCAGCGCCCGGCCACACCTCCTGGTGCTGGTCGCCGAACAAGGTGAGCGTTTCTACTTTGGCCTGAGCACGGCAGCCTTCGACAGCCTGCGTCGGCAAAGCCAATACAACATCGCCACCCAGGAGCGTCTGGGGCGACCGCAGGCCCTGCAAGCGGTCAATCAGGGCGGTGAGTCGCTCACGCTCTCAGGCGTGGTCTTTGCGCAGATGGCAGGCATGACCCACCTGAACGCGTTGCGCCGGATTGGGTTTCAGATGAAGCCGGTCGAGCTCATCGCCGGCCACGGCGAAACCCTGGGGCGCTGGTATTTGGCCAGCGTCTCGGAAGATCAAAGCGACCTCATGGCCGACGGCGCACCGCGCAAGCAGACCTTTACGGTGGAGTTCAAACGATATGGCGACGACTATCAAAACCTCTGATGGCGATGTGCTCGATCGCCTCTGATGGGCACGGTCGAGGCGGTACTGGAGGCCAATCCGGGACTGGCTGCGCGCGCTCAACCCTTTGTCTCTGGCGTCGTCATCCATTTACCGGACCTGGCCCCCGCGCGCGCCGACGTGATCAACCTGTGGGACTGAGCGATGCGTGCCATCTTCCAGATCATTGCCAACGCCCAGGACATCACCGACCTGCTCAAAGACCGCTTGATCAGCCTGCAACTGACGGACCGGGCCGGGCTGCAGTCGGATGAGTGCGAAATCCGCCTGGATGACCGTGACGACCGGATTGCCTTCCCCAGGAAAGGCGCACTGCTGCGCATCTCCCTGGGTTGGGAGGGCCAGGGGCTGAGCTTCATAGGCGCCTACACCGTGGACGAGATCGAATTCTCCGGTCCACCACGCAGCCTGGTCATTCGCGGCAAGCCGACGGACATGGCGGGTCTTGCTAAAAGCCCACGCCAGCACGCCTGGGAAAACGTGCCGCTGTCGCAAATCATTCGCGAGGTCGCCGCCCGCAACCGCTGGCAGGCGGTCTGCTCGATCACCACGACGGTGCCACGGGCTGATCAGGTCGGCGAGTCGGACTTGAACTTCCTGACCCGCCTGGCGCGTCAATACAACGCCACAGCCACCCTGAAGGACCGCAAGCTCGTGGTCCTGCCCCGCGCTGACGGTAAGAGCGCCTCGGGTAAAAGCCTGCCAATGATCCGTCTCTCACCAAACGAAGTAAGCAGCTATCGCCTGACCTTCCCCGACCGGGGTAGCGTTGGTGCCGTGAAAACCCAGGCGCACGACACCAAGACCGGCAAAAAGATTGAGATCTTCATCCCGAATCCGGATGCCCCGACCGGCTCCAGCAGCGCCACGCATACCGATCGACATATCTACCCGAACCCCAGCGCCGCCAAGGCTGCAGCCAAAGCCAAATTGGCCTGCATGAACCGGCAGACCGCCAGCGGCCAACTCGAGTTGCGAGGACGCGCCGATCTGGCCGCCGAGAAGTCGGTCGAGTTGCAGGGGTTCAAGCAAGAAGTCGACGGCACCTACCTGATCGAGTCGGTCACCCACCAACTGGCTGGGCAAAGCTGGAGCACGTCAGTGGAAATCTCAGCAGGCAAGTCAGGCAAGGCCAAAGCTGGGCACACCAAGCCCCTCAAACGCACAACGACCGTGGCCATCCCCAGCGCCCCGTGATCGGCTAATCCCTTTTACCCCCTCGACCCCGTCCCCGTGCGGGGTTTCTTGTTTCTGGAGACCGTGATGAACACACCGACCACCCGAGACGGCTGGGTATCCATGCCGCTGGACGAATTTGAGCGATTGATCGAGGACGCGGCCGAACGCGGTGCCAAGCGCGCCATGACCGATGTCGGCCTGGATGGCGAAAGCGCAGCTGCCGACATCCGTGAATTGCGTGGCCTGCTCGAAGCCTTCAACACCGCTAAGCACACGGCTTGGCAGACCTTGGTGCGGATGGTGACCACGGGCTTCATTCTGGCCTTAGTTGCAGGCGCGCTGATCAAGTTGAAGCTCTTTGGGGGAGGACACTGATCATGCTGACACTGCTCGGATCACTGCTGGGCTTCCTCAGTAGCACCTTCCCGGAATTCCTCAAGCTGTTTCGCGACGGCCAGGATCGCAAACATGAACTGGCGATCCTGGATCGGCAGATGAAGCAGCAGCGGCTGGGCCACAGCCAGCGCCTGGAAGAAATCCAGATTGCGGCTGATGTTGCCGAGAGCCAGGCGCTCTACAGCTACGCCAACCATCCCTCCAACTCACCATGGGTGGAAGCCTTACAGGCCTCCGTGCGCCCGGTCATCACCTATGCCTTCTTCCTTGTCTTTGCGGTGGTGAAGGTCTCGGCCTTGGCCACTTTGCTGCAAACCGACGGCGTCACGCTGGCAGCGGCCCTGCAGGCTACTTGGGATGAAGAAACCCAGGCTCTGTTTGCTGCCGTGATGTCCTTCTGGTTCGGCAGCCGTCAGATCAGCAAGATGCGCCGGGGTGGCTGATGCGTTACGTCACCGAAGCAGGACTCAACCTGATGAAGCGGTTTGAAGGCTTCAGTTCCACCATTTACATTTGCCCGGCCGGCTATCCGACCATCGGCTACGGCCATGTGGTGCTGGCACATGAACATGATCAATTCGCAGCGGGCGTCACGCAAGCAGAGGCCACTGAGCTTCTGCGTAAGGACGTGAGGATCGCCGAACGAGCCGTGCTGCGGCTGATCTCGGTGCCACTGACGGACGGGCAGTTCGATGCGCTGGTCTCTTTCACTTTCAACCTCGGCGCTGGGGCGCTACAGCGCTCGACACTGAGGCGAAAGGCGAACCGTGGCGAACACGAAAGGGTCCCTGCCGAACTCATGAAGTGGGTGTGGGCAGCAGGGAAGAGGCTTCCTGGGCTTGTCCGTCGCAGGCAGGCAGAAGGGGCTTGTTACGGCTAAATGACCCTCGCAGGCTTTGCCGATCGTGAGAAAGTTGCCAAAAGGGTGACGTACCCCCCCCCCACAGATTAAAATGACATTTTTCTCGCAAGTTGGCGGCATGAACCAAGTGACACAAAAGAATAGCTATATCGCACTTTACACCTTGGCAATTTCTGTCTTCGTGGTTTTGATTTCGTTCCTTTGGCAAGGAAACAAAGGATTTAATCTGTGGGATGAGGGTTTTCTTTGGTATGGTGTTCAGCGTGTCTTGTTGGGCGAGATTCCAATTCGTGATTTCCAGTCCTATGACCCCGGACGATATTATTGGACAGCTGCGCTAGTAAGCCTATTTGGCGACAGTGGCATTATGAGCCTAAGGGCTGCAGTTGCTGTATTTCAGGCGCTAGGATTGTTTGTTGGTCTGTTTTTAATAGCTCAATCACAGCGACCAAAAAGCAAGGGTGATGTCATTTTCATACTTCTTGCAGCAATCACTCTGGCTGCATGGATGTTTCCCCGACACAAGCTTTTTGATATTTCTATCTCTATATTTCTTATTGGGGTTCTTGCTTACCTTATTTCAAATCCGGTTTCAAAGCGCTACTGGATTGCAGGCGCTTGCGTTGGATTGATTGCTGTTTTTGGCCGAAATCATGGGGTTTATGGGGTATTAGGCAGTCTCGGCGTTATCACTTGGCTCTCGATAAAAAATCAGTCAAATATCGGTTTTATAAAAGCTGTCGCACTTTGGGGTGCGGGGGCGGTGATAGGTTTTTCACCCATCATCTTGATGGCGATTGTGATACCGGGATTCGGTCTTGCCTTCTGGGAAGGTATCCGATTCTTGTTCGAGTTTAAAGCAACTAATCTTCCTCTACCTATCCCATGGCCCTGGACAGTTAACTTTTCTATAGCCTCATTTGGTGATGCTACCCGAGGAGTGTTGATCGGGCTGTATTTCATTGGAACTCTTGTTTTTGGTGGGCTTTCCCTGGTTTGGGTTTTGTACCGAAAATTCAGAAATGAGACAGTATCTCCGGTGTTGGTTGCGTCGGCTTTTCTTGCCCTCCCTTACGCTCACTATGCTTTCTCGCGTGCTGACGTGGGCCACCTCGCTCATGGAGTCTTTCCCCTGCTGGTTGGTAGTTTTGTTCTGTTATCACTTTCCGCAGCACGGCTCAAGTGGCCCCTCGTTCTTGCGCTCTGCGCTTCTAGCCTGTGGGTAATGCATATCTTTCATCCTGGATGGTATTGTCTTACGAGCAAACAATGCGTACCTGTTGAAATTTCCAGAAGTCAGCTTAAAGTTGACCCTGGCACAGCGAATGACATCGCGCTGCTCAGAAAACTCGCCGAGGAGTTTTCTCCAAATGGTCGGAGTTTTATTGCAACTCCATTTTGGCCTAGTGCATATGCCTTGTTAGAGCGGAGGTCGCCGACGTGGGAAATTTATCCACTTTTTTCACGTACTGAGGCATTTGAAACTCGAGAAGTTGAACGTATTAAGGTCTCAAATCCCGGTTTTGTATTCGTTTTAGACATGCCTCTTGATGGTCGTGAGGAGTTGCGATTTAAAAATACACACCCGTTGACTTATCGGTTTATTGTGGAAAATTTCGATCGGTTGGATTTAACTCAAAACCCCGCTTATCAAGTATTCAAGTCGAGGGATATCGAGCGATGAAAAGATCTGCAATCCCTCCGTTCGAGCAAATACTGGATGAAAGCGGTTTTAGTATCGTCATTCTCATTCCGTCGCATCTAGTGGGTAACTGTCGGAGTGCAATGCTGTCATGATCTACGGTCTAGGATCGGATGGTATCTACCGTCCACCCTCCCCGGTTCTACATCGAGAGACGGAATACAAGGAATCCGGCTTCGCAACACTATGGACCATGCAGGAGCAGCATTTTTGGTATCGTGGCCGGCATCGCTTCCTGCTTGCGGCGCTTGATCGCTTCCAACCGGGTGGTGGGGCGTTATCGGCAGGTGTGGATCTCGGTGGCGGAGTTGGCGGGTGGCTGCGCTACCTGATAGACCGCCGCGCTGGCCGCTATACCCATTTGGCATTGGCGGATTCTTCTGAGATCGCACTGAGGATGGCGGGTAATGTCTTACCCCAGAGTGTGGAGCGTTATCAGATTGATCTTATGCATCTGGGTTGGAAAGATCAATGGGATTGCGCTTTCCTGCTAGACGTGATCGAGCACCTGCCAGACGACGTAGAGGCGATACGCCAGGCGGCCCAGGCATTGAAGCCAGGTGGCTACCTTTTCGTTACCACCCCGGCCCTACAACAGCTTTGGAGCTACAACGATGAGGTTGCCCGCCACCTACGTCGTTACAGCCGCCAGGACTACGCTTATCTAGCCCGGGCTGCGGGTCTAGATCTCTGTGATGCCCGCTATTTCATGTTCTTGCTTAGTCCGCTCTATTGGCTGGCACGCAGGGGAAAGAAGGCCGACGGTATGAGTGAAGAAGAAAAGGCAGCCTTATCGGAACAAGCCCACCAAGTGCCGTTTGGGCCGGTCAATGCGATGCTGTCGTCGATCTTCGCCTTGGAAACCCCCTTAGGGCATAAGCTGCGCTTTCCTTGGGGCACATCTATTCTGGGCGTTTTTAGAAAAAAATGA